TCCTGATCTGATGTTGGCTGTTTCACGTTCAGGCTATCACGGACTATTCATTGAAATGAAAGTGAAGCCACATGGCGCAACTTCAAAGGATCAAAAGAAGTGGATCGCAAGGCTACGGCGTGAAAGTTACCGCGTTGAAGTGGCGTGGACGCAAGCGGAAGCGCAGGCTATTATTTGCGACTATCTGAAAATCAAGGGGCTGATGTGAAACGCATGAAGGCGCAGCTTCACCTTTCAGATGGTTCAGCAGGACAGCGAACACTGAAGATCAAGTGTGAAGCTGATGGCCATATCATAAGCGCCGATTCCTGCCGGTTGCGATATTGCAGCGGAAGCAAAGGGTTCAAAGAATATTTTGATGAAGAAGGCAAAGAATGCGTTGAAGTTCTTTGTGGATTTGATGAAATAGCAAAAGGGGGCTGAAAATGGATGGACGCAAAAAGAATCAGGTGACAGGGCTGAAATATCCTCAATGGGTGAAAGATGAAGCTGTTCGCTTGGTGAATACTGGATTGACGCAGGCTGAAGCAACACGCCAGCTGAACCAGAACAAACGCATTGGCCGTGAAGTTTCAAAAGTTCAGGTTGGCCGGTGGTGGAATCACGCTGAACGATTGCGCCGAAAATGCCATTGTGACGCTTGCGCTTATTGCCAGCGCCGGAAGTGGCGCATTGCACATGAAATGAAGAACAAAGAACCTGATTGGACACCTTCAGAAAATGCAAAGCTTGGCGGTTTCGTTGGTTTCATAGTTGGTAGTTTCGCATACAAGTGGATTTTCACTGAAGCAAAAAGAAGTTTCATATTCCGTGAAAATGTGAATTCCAATGGGTAAGGGCATAGCAAGTTGGGTTTGCAGCAGCACAAAGAAGCGCCAGCCAACAACGCTTGCCGCCGCCGGTGGATATACATGCAAGAACAATACAGCGCCGCGTTCTTCAGCGTACAGGGCATTTGAACATTTGTTCAGGTCAACCAAGCTGATCAAAACGCGCTGGCTTCCGATTCCTTGCGGCCATATCACAAGCCACCTTGATGCCGGTTGCGCCGGTTGCAAGCATAGACAAAAAGCAGAGTGAGTTTGACAAGGGTGAAGCTGCCGTTGAATAATGGCGAAGATGGCCAATAAACAACTGACGCAGAAACAAGAACGATTTTGCCTTGAATACATCATTGACTTCAATGGTGCAGCAGCGGCCGTTCGCGCTGGATACTCTGAAAAGGGTTCAGCTGTTGCCGCTTGCAGACTATTAACGAATGTTAATATTCAGGCCAAAATCCGTTCATTTAAGAACGAAAGGAGCAAGCGAACGGAAGTGACGGCCGACAGGGTTGTTCAAGAACTGGCGCGCGTTGGTTTTGCGAACATCAAAGACCTGATGCGTTGGGGGAACAAGCAAGTCACTGAAACAGATGATGAAGGGAATGAAAAAGTCATTGGCAGCATTCCGTTTGTTGAATTCAATGATTCAGATTTCCTTGATGAAGAACAGTCTTCAACCGTTTCAGAAGTGAAGATCATACATTCAACAACAGGATCAACGCTTTCACTGAAGACGCATGACAAATTGAGAGCGCTTGAAAAGCTGGCAATCCACACTGGCGTTCTTGAACTGACACCTGAAGAACCTGAAGCGCCTGATGGCCAGAAGGTTGAATTTCACGTTGCACAACCTGTTGATGAAATGACTATCACAAGGGGCAAGTGAATTGCCGGCATTGGTGAAGAACAAGCCAATGATATTGAGCGCGCCGCAAGGTGCGTTTCTTAATGGCCTGAATACAAAGTTCCGCGCATACGTTGGCGGCTTTGGTTCAGGAAAGACGTTCGTTGGTTGCCTTGATTTACTGAAGTTTATTATTGAAAATCCTTGCACAGTTCAAGGATATTTTGCGCCGACATATCCACAAATCAGGGATATTTTTTATCCAACGTTTGAAGAAGCGGCAACCATGCTTGGCTTCAGGGTTGAGATTCGGGAAGGAAACAAAGAAGTTCATGTTTACAAAGGTTCAATTTATTATGGAACAATCATTTGCCGTTCAATGGAAAAGCCTTCAACCATTGTTGGCTTCAAGATTGCAAGGGCGCTTGTTGACGAAATTGACACGCTTCCAAAGGCCAAAGCCAAACAAGCATGGATCAAGATAATTGCCAGAATGCGCCTGATTGTGAAGGGCGAAATCAACAGCATTGGAGTAACAACAACGCCTGAAGGCTTCTTGTTCGTGTATGAAGCGTTCAAGAAAGACCCAAAAGAATCATATTCAATGGTTCAGGCTTCAAGCTATGAAAACGCCAAATATTTGCCTGAAGATTATATTCCTTCATTGCTGGAAACTTATGACGAAGTGATTGCAATGGCGTACATCAGGGGGCAATTTGTAAACCTGACAAGCGGAAGCGTGTATCCTCATTTTGACCGTGATCGCTGCCATGTTCCTGCAAAATATCGGGAAGGTGAACCGCTTCATATTGGAATGGATTTCAACGTTCAGAAGATGGCCGGTTGCGTGTTCAATGACAGAAGTGAAGGCATTGATGAATTCATGAACTATGCTGACACGCCGGCAATCATTGTTGCCATACAAGAAAAATATCCAAATTCCACAATTCACATTTATCCAGATTCATCAGGCAAAGCAGGAAGTTCAAAGGGCGCAAGTGAAACTGATCACAAGCTATTGCAGGCGGCAGGCTTTGCCGTGTATGTTGATTCAACAAATCCGCGCGTTCGTGATCGCATTATCACGGTGAACAAGCGGTTTGAAGATGGAACAATCAGGATGAACACGGAAGCCATGCCGATTTCAACGGAAGCGCTGGAACAGCAGGCATTTGACAAGAACGGTGAACCAGACAAGAAAACCGGACATGATCACGCAGCTGACGCGTTTGGATATTTTGTTTGTTTCAATCACGCATTGTCATTCATAAAGCAACGGGCAAGGAGATTTTTCAAATGAAACACAACCAGCTTGGAAGGTTCAGAATTGACAGTTTAATGATGGCAACGCGGCTTGATGATGTTGCCGAAATGATGAAAGGCCTTGTGATAAAGCGCATTAGCCTTGCAATTGAGTATGACGCGGTTGAATATATGGCCATTGGTGAAAGTTTTGATGAAGTTGAACAGGGCGGTTTTATTCCGCTTTATTTTTATGAGATAACAACAGAAAACGGGAAAATCGTTTCTGGAAAATGGGTACGGTAAGGGGTAAGGATCATGGCAGATTCAACAAAAAAGCAGACATTTGAACGGCATCCTGACGCAGCTGGAAAGGTGGAACGTTGGGAATTCTTGGAACGTTCATACGCTGGCGGCGCTGAATACAAGGAAGGCGCATATCTTGTTCAGCACGAACGCGAAAGCAACGCAGGCTTCAAGCGGCGCGTTGAACAGGCCATGTTCGTGAACCTTTGCGCGCCTGTTGTTGATCTTTACAACGGTTATCTGTACCAGCCAGAACACAAGCGTTCATTCAATAACCTTGGCAAGAACAAGCTGTTCTTGAACTTCCTTGAAAACGTTGATTTTGACAATCATGACTATGATTCATATATCGAACAGCTTTCACTTCGCGCTTCAGTCTTTGGCTTTGTTGGTGTGGTGATAGACAAGCCTTCTGAAGCAACGGCGGCAACGCTTCAGCAACAGATTGATCAGGATTTGCGGCCATATTTGATTTATTATGAACCTGAAGCCATCTTTGATTGGACACGAACAGTCATTGCCGGCCGTAGGGTTCTGACGCGCCTTGTGTTGCTTGAAGAATCAGGCAAGAAGGGCGTGACGCGATACAAGGTTTGGACGCGTACAGATTGGAAGGTTTACGAACAGAAAGACAGGGAAGAAGCCAAAGCAACAGGTGAAGAAGGCAAAAATCCGCTTGGTGAAATTCCGTTTGTGATCATGCCTAATAATTCGCCGCTTGGTGAAGCGCCTTCTTCTGATCTGAAGGATATTTCTGACGTAAACCGTGAAATCTATTACATTGATTCGCTTGGCCATGAAATCATGGAAGGAACAGCGTTTCCAATGTTGGAAATGTACACTTCGCCAAATCCACTTGGAAAAGATCAGGGTGATGTTGAAACCGGCGTTGGAAGCCTTCTTGAACGTGATCCAAATGACACGGTTGGCGCGCGTTGGGTTGAACCGCCACATACATCATTGCCGCACATGCTGGCATGGCGTGAAAAGTACATTGAAAACATCAGGGAAATTGCAAAGACAAACAGCCAGCAATCAACAGGACAGGCGCAATCCGGCGAAGCCTTGAAGGTTCGTTTGCGCGCATTGACAACAATCCTGACGAACAAAGCAACAGCGCGTTAACAGGCTGAAATGAACATTTGCCGCCTTTGGGCGCTTTGGGAAGGCATAAAATCTGACGTAGAAATTCGCTATGAACGCAAATTCAACGTTGATGATCTGGCCGCTGAAATTGATATGGCTATTGCGGCGCGTTCTGCCGTTCCTTCAAAGACATTTGCGAACCTTCAGGGAATGCAGATTGTTGAAAAAGTCATTGAAGACCTTTCTGAAGAAGACAGGGAAAAGATCAAACAGGAACTTGCAACGCCGCCTTCATCCTTTGGAAGTGAGTGATAAATGCCGGTTAGAACGCAGGGGTTCAACGCCGTCCTGATGAAGCTTGGAAGGCTATCTGATGCGCCTGATGGAACGGCGCTGAAGATG